CCACCCACAACAAAGGCTTGGCAGCTTTAGCAATCCACTCAAGCACAGTAAATGCGCCTTGAACTGCCTCAAAAGCATGAACCATTGTGCGAGTCTCTGTGTGTACCTCATCAACCTTTTTCTCAACTGAGATTAGGCGATTTAGTATGTCTTTGTGGCTTACATCTTCAATCATGTTTTGCTTAAGTTAAAGATCCGTAACGAGTTCCGGTAGCAGCCCATGTAACATAAGAGTTCCCTGCCACGGAAGCACCACCAGCGCCACCAGCGCCACCATAACCGCCAGTAAAGGAGTTGTAAGGCGTAGCTCCTGCCGCACCTCTTGCTCCGCCCACACCGCCGGTAGACTTATTCTGGTCATTAAAACCACCAGCACCACCAGCGGTCTCAGTACCACTACCTCCCGGGCCACCGTCAATACCTTCCCAGTTACCACCAGAACCATATTGACCGTAGACAGCACCGCCACCGCCGCCACCACCTGAGCGAACAATACCACCAGTACCCCAAGCACTACCACCACCACCGCCGCCACCGCCACCGCCAAAGACGCTGTTGTTAGTGATGGATATGGGTACAGATATGCTTAAAGCAGCACCGCCAGCACCGCCAGCTCCGCCAGCACCAGTCGAGCCACCAGCGCCACCGCCACCACCGCCACCATAAACAGTGCCGTTATTTATTAAACTAACGCCACCGGGGAATGAGCCAGAGACAGTTAAACCAACTAAACCCGCAGAACCAGCTATACCGTTAGACCCATAAGGAACAACAGATGCGCCACCACCTCCGCCTCCGCCAATAGCGCCTCTAATGGTCACACCAGAGTTAATAGTTGCAACAACAGGAGCAGACCCATCCCATCCAGCAGACAATGCTAAAGTGCGCAAATCTTGAGTTGTTGTATAACTTGATAAAATAGAAAAAGCAAACTGCCTTACAGCGTTGTAATAGTTACTAAGACTTGTAGAGCCAGAGGCAGGGACGCTAGTGTTATTAGCTGTGACATAAATACCATTGCGGTAATACTCACTTAAACTGATTGGGTTTGAACCACCAAATTCAGTTTGAATGTTCGCAAGGCTAATCTGCCCAGATCCTTGTAGAGCCATCAAACGCTCCCATAAGCCGTTACATTGCCAACAACAGTTAAATTACCAGAAGAATCTAGTTTTGCCTTATTGACTCCAGACACCTTGAAGTACAAAACGCCAGAAATTTCCTCTACAACCCAAGTTGCAGCAGTCATCTTCCCAGCAGATGTTGCGCTTGTGGCCGTAGCTGCGTTACCGCTAATTGCAATCGCCCACGTACCAGAAGCGCCTGTGCCGGTCGGGGACGGCACATTAGTACCAATAGCCAAACCAAGGTTTGTACGCGCTGTAGCGGCGTCTGATGCGCCTGTACCGCCGTTAGCAACAGCAAGGTCGTTAGACGGAAACAATGCGCTAAGTGCATCTAAATTCCCGTTAATCTTGCCCCCCCACGAGTCAGCACTAGCCCCAATCTCGGGCTTTATTAAACCTAGGTTTGTGGTGTTTGCATCTGCCATTTTTTACCTCAGTGGACAACAGTCCAAGTTTCGTTTTCAGTTGCGATCTTGACCCAGATTTCTGAGCCGGTTGGAATAGGCAACCACGTCTCACCGTCATTGCCGTAATTTTCCCATTTTTCTCTTGCATTTACAACCATTATTGATTGCCCAGCAAACAATACGGGCACTTGAGCGGTGTACCTTGCAACAATGCTTAAAGCAGACTCTGCTTGTATCAACACCTGCGTGTTTTTGATCGTCAGTACGTGTACATTAATCTGAGATTGGCCAACCACATTTGCAGATGTAAACGTGTAGCGTACACCGTTAGCAATCGCGTTAGACTCACCGACTATTGTCGCGCCGCCAAAAGCGTAGCGTATTGCGTAGCAAGTCAACCCGCTTGCGCCCTGAACCGATGCCGACCCAACAGCGTACCGCAAAGCATCAACAGACAGCGCACTTTGGCCGCCAATCAAACCGACACCAACAGCAATGCGTTCGCCAGAGCTTGTAGCGGCTGATACGCCGTTTATTGCCTCCAGCCCATACCAAGGTAGCAGTCTAAACGCAGAGGCGCTTAAAACGCTTTCTGAGGTGATTACGCCAGACGCATCAAATAGCGTGCCGCCAGCAGTAGATGCAAAGGGCGTTTGAGCAAATGCGGATATTCCGAACATTGGTTACTCCGATGTTGTATCAGCCGGGGCTGGTTTGTTGCCCTCAGTCATTTAGGGTACTTAGCCTTTACTGCCAGACATTCATCAATGTATGCCTGCGCTTGTGCCGTGTCGCCTTTGACTATTGCGTCTAAGTAGTCAGCTGCGGGAGGATATGCTGAGGCACGTAACTCTTGGTAGGTTGGCTCTGGTGGAATGTCGGCTGGCTCTGGCGTGTTGCCTTCTGATAGCCAGTCTAAAAAAGCAACATAGTCCGTATTGCCCATGTCAGCAGGGATGCTTGCACCGTCTGCAAGGCGGGTGACTGCGTTGGAGTTGGTTAGTTTGTACATGGCTTATAGCTCCGCACTTAAATTAAAACGGGCAGCGGTGGTATTGCTGGCTCGTATCTGACAACCTTGTCCTGCGGTTCCGGCTGCATGGGATACGGCAACCAACACGTTTCTGGCATTAGGATTATCTAATGTCATAGCTGTAACGGTAGTGGTTATTCCAGATGACTCCATCGTCCAATCCCCTACAGTAGAAAAAGTTAGTGTTGGCGCAGTCCTCATCTGCACCGGTAGGTAAATAAGTGCCCTAGTTGAGGTTGTAGTTTGAAGATAACCAATACTTAACTTTTCATACGCGGTGCTCCCACCGTAACTAATAAAATACCTCTGACACAACGCCAACTCCTGCCCATACTGCCGATGCTCAAAAGGGGTTGCTACTGAGCCTTCTTCTAGTTGTACGCCTGTGATGTAGAAGGTTGCTCCTGAGGTTGCAAGCAAGTTTGTTTGTCCTGTTGCGGCAAAGTCCTCGACGGCAGACCATACGTTTGCAGTGTCAATAAAATCCGACCCAGCACCAAGCGTGAAGCCGACTCGCACACCCACACCGTTGTCAGTCAACCATGTGCCAGTTGTGTCGCCGGGAACTGTGATCGTCTTTTGCTCCCATGTGTTTGCGGCGGTGATTGTGTAGGCAGCGCGATATGAACGATTCAAGGCGCTGTTTCTAAAAGAGGCTGTATAAGTACCCGTCAAACTCGACTTAACCCAAAACGACAAAGTGACCGGCTTAGCAGAAGCCGACCCCCATTGAAGATCGGCAAAGTTGAAACCCTCAACATCTTGCGTAATCAAGTAGTAGTCAGTGCCTGTTGGGGAATCCGTGGTCGTGACGGTAGCCACGATGGAGTTTACAAACCCCTGACCAGTCGGCACATCAGTAGAGCGTTGCGTTGTGTAAACGCCTCCGCTGTTCCCGAAACTTTTAAAGCGATCAACAGCGAAAGAGCCGCCAGCAGTGGAGTTCACACTAGCCCCAGCGTTCCTCTGGTCAATCCGCATATCGGAATTTATTAGGCGGTTCCTACCTGCCATGTTAGACACAGTAGGCGTGAAGCCGTTGATGGTAGTAGTAGCCCCACCGCTGGCATCTAGTATGCTGTTTACGCTTAAATCAGACATTAGTTGTCTCCTGTTGTTGCGCCGCTTCCCAGCACTCTTTTAATAAGTCTTCGTAGCTGTCATACCCACCGCCTAATGAGGCAAACCATTGTTCAAATGTCATGGCTTAATCTCCAGTCGAGCCGCAGCGCGTAGTTCTTTGATGTTGTTAGGCATAACCTCGCCACTGTCCGCTTGCCTTAGCACCATCCAGTCTGTTGAGGCTAGGTAGGCTTGGGCTGTTGCGTTAGCTTGGCTTTGGAGTTCTGCTGCTTGTACGCCCACCCATGCCAACTCAAGGTCTACCAGTGAGGGTAGAGGTTGGGTGTTGGTGTCGTTCCAAGTTATACGGGCATAGTCATTCTCCCAGCACATGAACTGTGCTTCTGGGATTAGGTGGAGGATACAGTTGGTTATGTTCATGGGGTGTACTCCGTGATTGTAATTGAGGACATAGATACCCCACCAAGCCGCCGTCCAGAGTTCGCCCCGTTGAATGTAGTTGTCCCCGCCGCATCCCCTGCCGCTCTAAGTTTAAATGTTGTCGCGCTAGTCGTGCCAGCCGTCATTCTGTAGCTAAACGCCAGACTAGTAACGTAACCGCTAGTCGGGATAATAGCAACTGCGGAAGCCAAAGCGTTTACGGCACTGTCTTGAAAAAGCGCTGCAGTCATGGCGCTAATAGCGTTTACACCGAGCTGTGCGGCAAAAACTTGTATAACCAATATATTACTTGCGTTTGTCGGAGTAATCGCCAACGTCATAAACTCGTTGCCCTCGGTAATCTGAGGGATGGTATCGTCAAAGGGGATAACAGTAGTCCCAGTAGCCAAAGCACCAGTCTGGAAATTAACCACCTGAATCACATTACCACTTCGTTGCAACGTATCTACCGTACCACTCTCATCAGGCAACGTGAGCACTCGGTCAACATTGCTGTTGGGGCTGGCTACTGTAAAAACACCTGTGCCGGAGGTGTTGCCAATTATCGCTACTTTAGACATTAAATACCTCCAGCTTCTACCCGTGCTGCCTGTTCAGCTTCCATACGGGCTTGTCGTTGTGCCGCAGATTCAATGTCAGCCGCCATAACGATGTCGTCTTTAGAACCAGTGATGGCTTCACCAGCGGCTAGTTTGCGTTGTACTTCAGCAGCTACGATTTCTTCAATAGCAATGCGGCAGCGTTCTTTGACTGCGTTTTGAATCCAGTCGTTTTGTGAGAGAGAGACTACACCGAGGGCTTTGTCTTCGGCTGAGGTTAATGTAATTGTGTATGTTGTCATAATTTTATCCTACTAAATAACCAAAAAAATTGGACTCTGATCCAGAATAAGAAAGAGTCCCTCCAGCGGAACTGAGAGCTTGAACATACACAGTATCACCAGCAGCCAAAGTCACTAGCGCAACTGCTGATACCCCACTATATGTTTGTGCGGCATTTGTAGTATTGTTATAGTGCCCCTGAAATGTGACTGCCCCATTTATCATAAAAGAATGTTGAGAGTAAGTAGTTGCTAACTGGTTGTATCTAACAAGGGTTGATAAATAGTAAGTTCCAGCTGCGGGTGCAGTAAATGTATTGGTAGATGTATTAAACGCACTACCTACATTTAAAGGGGCTACGTCAAAAGGTACTTTAGCGCCAGAAGCTGATGAGGAAGCACTGGCGTATGCAAAAAACCTTGGCTGATATGGCATCGTGACGCGACCTGCGGAGTCGATACGGGCGCGTTCTGTTGGATTATTCGCTCCAGATGCTGTACCAAAAGCTAAATAAGTAGAGCCACCACCAGTATGTTCTGCTAATAAATAAGAGTAATGATTGTTGTCGCCACCAATTAATAAAGTAGATGTTCCATTATTACCGCCAGCACCACTATTTTTTAATGCAAGTTTTACATTTGCAATAGTACCTCCATATCCTGTGCTTGGCGAACTCGTCCCAATCCCTACGTTGCCTGCGCTGTCTACAACCAAGCTGTTATCGGGCGCTGAAGCGCTAACGTTTAGTGGGCCTGTGTAGCTGTCGCTTGTAATATCCGGCGTTGTAATGCCAGTTGTGCCGTTTAATGTAATAGCCATATAAATCCTTTAAACGATAACCCAGCGTGAGCCTGTTGGTACTGTGACTGAGACGCCGCCGTCAATCGTGATGGGGCCTGCGCTCATGGCGTTGTGGCCAGCAGTAATAGTAGAGTCAGTGCTTATGGCCGCAGAGTTCTGTACGTAGCCCTGTGAGCCGATTACTGCGTGATCTGATGGGTAGGTAACGAATACGTCTTTGCCGCCAGCAGAGAAGCTTACAGCGCTTCCACCGTTGCTTGAGGACAGTACGGCATCTCGCGACAAAGTTGCGCCACTTGCCGTGTATGTGCCAATGCCAACTTCCCACTCATCTGTTCCCTGCCCTGAGATTGTGTAATACGTGGTATTACCATTCCCAATAACAGAAAACGACTGGAAACCGAGCGCCGCACCTGTGAGGGTTACTGCACCAGTACCAGTCGTGGTAGTGGCCTCTTTTACTCTGTCTTTGAGTACGAGAGCCATAATGAATCCAATCAGGTCAAGGTAATGTCAAGGTCGCCAGCAGGCACACGTAAAATGTCGCCATCGTTAATGGTGCGGCTAGTAGTCAAGATGGCCCAGCCAAGCATGTTTCCGCCAGTTGAAGCATCAAATACAGCAATGTGCGTAATCGTGCCCCAGTTGCCACCAGATGCGGGGTCAAATTCAATTGACGCGCCATTGGTGCAGTTGGTTGGCGATGTACCTGATACGGTCATCGTGCCAGTTTCTTTGCGAGAATAGTTGTTGCCCGATACCTCAGTGCCGCCGCCTGAATCGCTAGGAGCGGCTGTAAACAGGCCTAGATACCAAGCGGTTGGACGGGTAACAGAGTCGGTTGTAAACAGCCATTTAAGCGCTGCGTTTTCTGCGTAATCACTAAATGATGACATTGCGAATTCCTTTGTTATTCACTTATTAATGAACGTTCAAACAGTTGGGCAAAGGCATTGCGGCCAACCATCATTTGGTCTATGTTGAATCGTAAAGATGACAGCTTGCGGTCTAAGTCTGCAATGTGGCTTGCCATCAACCTTTGCGGCTCGGTCAATTCTTCCATGTTGTATTCAACGCCATCAATGATTACTTTTTTCATCACCACGTACCCTTCCAAACACGGAACTTATCAAAGTCTCCTGACAACAGCTTGCGCTTTATAACGTCCTTCATGGCCGGGTCGCCCCACTTGATTCCAGCTTCTTTAGCCCACATTTCAACAATGTGTAAAGGTATTTCACCAGCCAGTCTGCTTTCACCAAGAATGCCGCCGTTCAACTCTTTGATTGCCTCGACTCGTTTTATGTACGAATCATTGTCAAATTGACTTTGGACAACAAAAGTGCCGTCATGGTTGTCTATAAACTTTTCACCAGTTTTCATTGCGCCACCCGTTTTGTTTTTAGTGATTCAATAAAAGGCAGAGAGCCGTAGCCCTCTACCGTTTAACAATTAGCCTGTAATTGTGTTGTCAAAGATGCCACCGTTGGCAGCTTCGTTCTTACAAACCAAGGTCAACTCAGTTGTCACTTGACGCTTGCTTGAGTCACCAGTCTTGGCCAACTCAATGTTCTTTGTAGGACGCAGAACACCAACACACCACATATCTTTTTGCATGATGAAGACATCACGTGAACGGTTTTCACGTGTAGGCATGAATTCAACAGTACCCCAAGGCGTGACATATACGGCCAAAGACTTGATAACCTTTTCGTCACCAGCTTGCACTTGTGAACGTTGGTTGTTGTTACCAGTAAAGCCAAGGGCTTTATTCATCTGGTAAGCAGACAAGTACACGGTGTCAGGACGGCCACCGCTTTCCCAGATTGACTGCATCACTGAGTCAAACTTGGTTTGTGAGAAAGCCGTCAGAGCGGTTGTCTCATCAGTACGTGCGTCAGTGCCGTCACCAGTTGGGTCAGCGCCTTCGTTAGCACCAAATGAGGTGTTGGAAATCAACCATGAAGAAGCGCCAGCCAACTCGCGTGCGGTGGTGCTGTTGCCAGCGACACGTGCGTTGTTGTCAAACAGTGCTTTTTCGATGTCCAATTTCTGTTCTTTTGCAACTTTCAAAACGGCAAATGCCATCTCAGCAGCGCGTCCGGCTTTTTTCAGACCAGAGTCTGTGTCGGCTACGGTTACAGCGTTCTTAAAAATTTGCGTATAGTTGCCCAAACGTGAGGTAGCAGTACGGGCTTCAGCAACAGTGTCATCGCCTTCAATATGGGCGTTTGTTGCGCTTGCGCGTAACGTGCTGGTCTGCCATTCGTGCAGTGTGTTCGTGGCCTTTACTTTAGCAACGCTAGAGTAAAAAGGTGTTTCAGTTGGGCTAACATCATAAATGATGTCTTCCAAGTCTTCGCGGATGCCGACTGCATCGTAGGAGTCAAATGTGTTGGTAGGCTGTGCCATGATAAGTATCTTTCTAAGATTTAAGCATTAAACTGAGCGCGTCTTCGATGCGTCCAGAATTCTTTAGGTTGGTCTTCTTTTGCAAAGCGTCTTTGTTGCTTTTCGTAAGATTCTTTGAGCCTGCTCGTATCGGTGCTGATTTAGGGCGTGCCGACTGTGCTTTCTCATCCGCTTTCTTCTTGCCACTCATAATCTCGCGGTACTTCATCGCGTCACGTAAAACGTGTAATGCGCGACTTTCCACCACTTGACTAATCTCCTCTGCTGTGTAGCCGTACGCTTGGCCAGCTATCAGGATTTGCTCCTTGAACTTGCCAGCCCGTTCTGGACTGCCCAATTCAGGAATAACGGTCTTCAGGTTTTCTACCTCACGCATGAGATACGCCTGTCGAGCCGATTGCTCTGCCTGACTTTGCTGTGCCGACAACTGCTGAAACTGTTCATGCTGTTGTTGGTACTTCGCTACATCATCATCAAAATTCATCTTTGCTTCCATGTACCCAATTGGGTCGGAGTCAAAAAGTTCCCTTGATGGCGCTTTCGGAGGTGTGGCAATCTGTCCACCTTGAATCTGCTGATACAACTGTGCGATTTGCTGTCTTTCATTCAACAAGGCTGCGTAGACTTCTTCTGCCTGCTTTCGCTGGCCAGCCGCCTCTTGCATACCCTTTTGGACAAATTGTTGACCACCGTACCCACGCTTCAACTCGCTCAGAGTGACCTGCTTATCTGTTCCGTCAATCTTGACGGTGAACACAGGGTCTTGCTTGCCAGCACTGTCAGTGTCTTCTTCTTCGTCCTCCGCATCTTCATCAGATTCGTCTTCGGATTCTTCATCAGATTCTTCAGATTCGTCTTCAGCTTCAGCGCCTGACTCTTCGGTTTCTTCTTCTTCCGATTCGTCATCTTCGTTAGTGCTGTTGTCTTCGTTTTCAACACCTTCAGGTTCAATCATAGCACTTACTGCACTATTAAGCGAACCATAAATACCTACATCCTCAGTCGTTTGTTCCACGGTACTGATTCCTTCTGTTGTTTATCAAAAAATGCCTCGTCTGTAAGTACAGAGTTGAAGTAAGTTTCAATGTTGCCCAACGCACGAATGATGTCGTGCGCATCGACCAAAGCGTCCTGAGACGACTCTGGATTCAAAAACAAGCTGACTTGCTTGTCCCGAATTGCTTGCATCACTTCTTGAAATACGCTGTCGTTTTGTAGCTGGCGTATTTTTGATGCTTGATCTTTGACGTTCAATTAGAACCTTCCACCTGTGACGGCTTGTGCGGGTGACTCTTGCGGATACCTTGGCTGGGCTTGCGCAGCCTTTACACCAGCAACATCGACTGTGGTCTGGTACTGGCCATACAACTTTGCAGCGTCAGTAAGTAATTCCTGATCCATTTTATCGCGTGCGCGGTCGTCTTCAGCAATGGCCTTCTGAGCCTCAATCTGCAACTTGAGCGTCTGCACTTTTTCGTTTGCAGCAGCTTTGATCTGTTCAGCCTGAACGATTGCTTGGGCCTGCTGGTCAACTGGCGGTTGCTGCTGTTGCTGCGCTGCCATCTGTTGCAGTTGCTGTTCGCGCTCCATATCCATTGGTGAGAAGTAGCGGTCGGCGTTGCGTACACCTTGCACTGCCAGCATATCTGCAACCGTATTGCGAATGTTAGTCATGGTCACTACGCCGTTGTTTGGGCCATAGCCCTGATACACCTGCATCTGTATCTGTAGAGCCTGTGCAAGCGCTGCGGAGCGCTGGTCTTCACGGCCAGTACCCAAGCCAACGTTTGCGGCTACATCCATCTTGGCGTTCCAATGGCGCGGGTCAACAGGCTGGTAGTCACCGCCAGCCATGCGCATCATCACAGCCTCATCAACGTTTTCGACCATTAGCTTGAGCATCAACTTAAACAGTCGGCGCATACCGCCCTCTGCCAAGTTTCTGGCCATGACCTCGACCTGACCTGCTGCCGCCTGTATGGTGGCGTTTACAGCCGCCGCAGTAGTAGACTGCATGGCATCAGGATTTAAGCCGCTGGAGGCCCGTGTAACGCCTGTCTTGGACTCAATCTCAGCGTCCATGTACTGGATTGCCACCAAGGTCTGGCCAGCCACAAATGGCACAGCCAAGTCGCGCACCATGCCGGGCGCTTTAACCCGGACGATTCCACCAATTTCGTTGTTCAACAAGTCGTCAATGTTTACCTGCCCGTCAACAATTTCTCGCTGTGGGCTATTGGTCAATGCAACGTTGTCCAACACACCGCGCAGCATCATGGTGCTGGCGTCTTGCTCATTCATCAGCAAGTCAGCAATTGAGCGGCCAAAGAACGTGTGTGGCTCTGGGTCAATCTCGAAAACAGCAAATGGTATATCACTGCAAGGCTCAATCCTCAACAGGTTGTAGTCATCGCCACCCAATAGGCAACGCTGCATCTGGGCTACACCAGTGCCGTCAACATCAATACGCATATAGGCTTCAGTGATGGCCACTAAGCGCATAGCCGGGTCTTGGACGTTTTCCTGAGCATATGCTGTGTCGTAGCCACGGCGCTCAAATTCTTCTTCGTTGGCGGTTGTGTTGTAGTTGCTAAAGCCTGACAGCTTTGACACCTCTTCAAACTCAAAGCCCATTGCCACGACATCGCTGACGCGCATCTGAGTCCGGTGCGCCACAATGTACGCATCTTCAATGCGTTTAGCACCACGGTCTACAAAGAATTCTTCAGGAGGTACTGACTGAATGTCCATATCACCACGCTCAGTTGTGCGTGAGATTTTTAGGTAATGGCGAGGCATCTCGACTTCCATGCCCATTTCATCAATGTCCATTTCCATCGTGACTGAATGCTCAACGACTTCAACGCCGTCATCATTCACAATGACTGAATATTCTTGGTCATTGATGTCGTTGTACTCGTAAATTTCTTGATCTTGGTAGGTGTCCCAGAAGGCTTTTACAATGCCGACCTTCTTGACCAGCGCATCGTGGAATGCGTCATTGATTATTCGGTAGCCGCCAAGTTCACTAAACTTGTATTGCATATACCGCGTGGCTAACTCAGCAAACTTTACGTCTCTTGGCCCTGTAGGGACGTACTCAACAGCGCGGTCGGTAGACAAGAACACACGCATCAGGCTGGGCTTGATGGCCCGTACTGTGTCGCGCACCTTTGTAGCTACGACTTTGCTGCGGCCCTCTTCCTCGCCAATGTCCACCTCGCCGTCAAAGTAGCGCTGTGAGCGAATGCGGTCTGGCGCAATCTCGCTTTCCACAAAGTCAACAGCGTCTGTTAACGCATCGCGAACAATGCCGTTAATCTCTGTTTCGGTCATTGGGGTTGGCTTGGTCATTTATTGTCGCTCCAAATTGTGTTCATTACTTGATCTGGCCCGACTGTATTAGCAAGCGCCCCCATTGCGCCAGCCCTCCACGGCAACTCAGGAATGTCAAATGGCATATTTTTTGGCTTCACTTTTCCATAGCTCCACGCATCAGAAATACCTTTAATAACCGGGACGTTGCCAGCAAATGCGCCCATCTGGTTACCACCAATTTTCCTAAGTACGTTTGTCAGTAGGTCGCCAACAGCAAATGAAGAATTAGAAGTATTTTTGGCCGACCCAGATATTGTACTTACTGTCGCACCAAAGTTGTTAAACATTTGAACTTCATCTGGCGTAAACATTACCTTTACAAGCGAGGGATTCTTTTTCTTCAAATCGCTCCACACTTTGTTAAATGTGACACCAGTAATGCCACCTTGCTTACCAGTGTTGGTTGCCGCATCAGTCAGCTTCAAGAATAATTCTTGGCGCACTCCATTCCATTGGTCTGTTGGCAACATATTGCGCAACTTTATCAAGTCCCGCGTCAACTGAGGCTTACCTACAACGCCAGTGATTGATGAGCCAAAGATTGCATTAGCAGCGGCCTCTGGTGCAACGTTTAAAACAACTTCACCATCGCGAGCAGATTTGGCAGTCAGTTTTGACAGCAACCCGCCGCGTGTGTTCCATATTTGCTGGAATTCTTTGAACTGGCCAATTGCGTCAAGCCAAGACTTAACAGACTCTGGGTTGCCATACAACAACCGCTCATCCGCTTGATTTAGCAACTCCTTGTCTAAGGAGCGTAACAAACTCCCAGCAGCGCCACGTTCATTGCCGTCTGTCGAAGATGCTAATGTGCTTATAGCCTTTCGCAAGTCCATCAACTCGCCAATACTGCGGCCCTCTTTAAGCATTGTCAATGCTTCGTCTTGTAAGCCAAAAGCACCCGGAGAGGTGCGCGGCCTAAACTCAGACATAGAGCCTGCAATGCGGGATGAAATTTGTCCAGATTGTTGCGGGTCTACAAATGCATCGCCACCCTTGCGTGCAGTCTCATAAGCCTTGTTATATGAGGCTTGTTGCGCGTTTCGTTGAGCCAGTAAGCTGGCCTGCGCGACCTCACCCCCAACTCCACGCTCAACCATTGGTGACTCACCAGCCACACGCTGTTGCATGGCTGGTATGTTTTCCTGCACTGCCGCAGATTGTTGCGCTCGCTGAGAGTCCATTGCTTGCCGGGCTAAGTCTCCAGATTGCCCTTTTTGCGCCTCACCCTCAAGGATTTGCTGGCCAATGTTGCCAGACGCCTCGCCTCGCGTCAACGGCACAGGCACAGGAAGACCTTGAGATTGTTGCCAGCGAATAGCTTGATCTGGCGGGATGCCACGGCGGCTCATATCATTTACAGCAGAAGAAAACTCTTTTGTAACAGTGTTTACATCAAGCCCGGCCTGTTCAAGCGCTTTGAGAATTTCTGGCTTTAACGCGCCGGACTGGTCAACAACTCGTTGTGGATTTTTACCAAATATTCGCAACAAAGAGTCAACAGCTTCACCAACAACTTTCTTTACGGGGCCAAGCGACTTACTAATACCGCTTGCAGCCAACCCAGTTAAGCCAGTTGCCGCTACAAAAGCTGGCCCAAGCGCAGCGCCAGTAAGTGGAGCTGAAAACCTGTACGACTCGTTGGCAAGTGCAGAACTGATGCCCTCTGTTAGACCAGCCTCTGTGCCGCCAAGCACGGACATGCCAGTCATGCCCTCTACTGGCAACCCAATAGCGCCCAAAGGTTTTTTAAGCAATAACCCAGCGGCTGCGCCACCAGCAATCTGGCCAACTGTTGGTAGGTCAAGCCCTGATGGGTTTGGATAAAACTTCTTTACACCATCCTTTGTTGGGACGTAAGCAACCAAGTTACCAAACTCGTCTTTGCCGAACTTGGCAGACGGCACAATGTTTTTTACGCCTTGTTGAATTCGGTCATCATCAGGTGACGTAAGAATTAACCCGGTCAGGCGTGTCATTTGATTGGATGAAAGTCCAAAATCAGCAGATGGGCTAAACACCGGAATGTCTTGGCGCTTATTCTTACCAGCCACCCATTGCTCAAATGGACGGCTTACACTTTTGTCATCAGTTGGTGCTGCGCCTATTGGCATGATTGAAGAATCACCCTCAAACGAAGTGTCAAACACATTATCGCTTTGTGCTTGACTGGCAACTGGTGGCACTTCAGTTCCAACTGACGCTTCAAATGCAGAGTCAAAAATGTTTTTTGCCATTTATTTTGCCCGTTTTTTCCATTCGGTAATAATTTCTTGATCTGAAATAGATGAGTCTTGCGACTTTATGTTGTCGTAGTACGTGCTAAATTGTACCCATTTGCCGTCTTTTTTAGCTACGGCTGGCACATTACGGCGCAAGTCTCTAATGCGGCCTATTACCTCGCGCTCTTCTTCGTAACCATTTCCAGCGACATTGCCCATTAAATTCGCATAGATGACGTTTAACTTGTTAGTCGATCTGAGGTAAGCGATTATTTGGTTGTTTGCCTCTTCTGTTTTACCAAAGCCGGGCAAATACGTTTCGGCGAATTTCGCATCAAAGTCAGTCTGTGGCCCTTTATTCATACGCAACTGGTCGGCGACCATTTGACGCGCAGCCGCTGTAACGCTTTGCTCCCGGCCAAGCTGAATTTTATCAACGGGGAATCCAATGCTCCCGGCAAATGCACGCAACCCAGCCACACGCTCTTCAAACGGGCCTGTCTCAAGTCCCTGTAGGTTTGATGCAATGTTTGACACTTGGCTTAAAAGAGCCGCTGAATTATCCGCGTTTTTATTTACCTCATCTGCAAACGCAACGTTGGCTACCGACCATTCTTGGCTGTATTTTTTACTACCAGCGGCTTGCGCGGCTTCGTTGGTGTTGGTATTAGTGATGGTTGCGCCTGAACCACCAATTTCCGAAATTTCTCCAGTGCTAGACAACTTGTAAGGCTTTTTAGGATCAAACACTGTTGTGCCAAGTCTTGTGTTCAAATCTGCGCCGCTTTCAAATTTGAAGCTCTTTGCACGGTCGCCTGTAAACATAGCGCTTAAAACCGTCTTAGCCATATCGGGGTTGGCCTCAACCAGCGCGGCCTCTTCAAACCTACCTTGGTTTTTAAGGGCAAGAGACACCTTTTCTGCCGTCATGTTTCTTGTCTTCATCTCCCCAGCACGCTCGATGCGTTGATTCAGCGCCTGAGCCAACCCCTGATCTGGGTTAAGGCGCATGGAGTTGAAGCCAAGTGCCAACTGGTTGTAGACATTTGGGTCTTTGTACCACGGCGTATTTTCTTCGGCCTCAGCTACGAATCTGCCGCCACCAGACTTCATTGGTTCAAAAGGCGTAAATGGGGTTTGATCGCTCATTGAACCAGTGGGTAATGGCGCTTGTTGCGGCATCTGTGTGGCCTGAATTTCTGCCACACCTTGATTTTGTGCAGGCGAACCCTGCAAAAGGCCTAACAAGCCATTCTGCAAAGCTGGAAGTAAACGTTGTGTTGCCATCTTTAAACCCTAAGCAAATGCTTTTAAAACCATGTCGTAACGAACCTGTTTAAAGCCATCGTAATCAATTGATACGGCCCCTGGCAATACGCGCTCAACCTCTTGAGCCAGCACGCCATACTCAGGCGTGTTGATGCCCAGCTTCTTCGCGATGCTGTTCCACTTCCACTTGTACAGCCCAACTTTGTCGTTAAGCTCACCCACTTTTACAATGTCATCTTTTAAGTTCACGTCTGACTTAACTGCGCCATAAGTCTGCGCACCAAGAGTCAGGTAGTCAAACAAGCCGGGGTTTTTTGTCTCGGTTGTCGTGGTCGGTGTAGGTGTGACACCCATTGCATTGTTCATGTAGCCCAAAGACTGAGTTGGCGCACCAGTGTATCCAGCGTACTGGTTCTTAGCCGCATCCAGCAATAACTGATTGATGCCCTGCTCTATACCACCCTGCTGTGCCGCCTGCTGGTTTAAATCCATACCCATGCCAAAGCCTAGATTGGACAACCCACCAAGCTGATTGGCCGCATTCAAGCGATTCTGTGAACCTTGCAAGCCCATGCTTATGTCTGACTGGGCCGCCGTCATAGCGTTGTTGTAGCCGGTCTGACGCAAGCCGCTAGAAGTGCGTGCAGACTGGTCTAAGAAGTTACGGCCAAGCTCTGACTCCATCAGCGCCTGACGTGAGCCACCAAAAGCACCCGCACTTGACGCTTGAGCGCCTAGCTGGTTAGCCTGCATCTGACGCGCACGCTCCAAGTCCTGCAAGCTCTGGTTGACAACCTGATTCTCGTAGGGGTTGGTGTACTGCGTTAAGTCCGTGCCAGCAATAGTGGCTGGACGGTACATGGTCTCCATGCCAGCAGTTGTAATGCCTTGATTAATGCCCTGAGATGCCGCCCCAAAAATATTTGGTTGTTGCGCCATTGGTTGCTGTTGCACTGCTGGTTGCATTGGCTGTTGCATTGCAGGTTGAGCCGTCATCATTGCATTAGGGTCTGGCGTTAAATTCGGTGGACGATACATTGCATTCTGAATTGGCATAGCGCCATCTCGTGGTAAACCTGATCCAGCCATAATCTTATTCCTTAATCTACCAGCCACCAACGCCAAAACCGCCAGCAGCATTGCCACCGCCGGGACTTACGCCGGAACCGTCTTGGCCACCATATCCGCCGAACGTTCCGCCGTCATAACCACTTGGCCCACCGTCATAACCGCCCGAGCCGCCACTCATGCCTAATATGCCGGGAGCGGCAGCAGGTGGAGGTGGAGGTGCATCAGGTTGGCTGTAGAACTTCTTGTATTGAGCCGCGATCTCTGGTTGACGCAATGCCAACTCAGCCACCGCTTGGTCAAACAGGTTGCCAGACGAGTAACCCTGAACACCACCAGCAAATGTCTGAGCTGGAGGTAGACCGCTCTGGTACTGACCTTCTGGAGCCAAGCCAAAGGCCTGCAAGCCACTGTGAGTGTTTTGCATGGACTGCTGTTGCATTGGACTTAGCCCAGCTACTTCAGGGCCGTAGTAAGGCATGTAGCCGATCTGACCAGCCACACGAGCCTGAGCCAAGTTCTCTTGTGCTGGGCCTGAAACCCACTCAGGAATTGATTGTGCGGATGTATTAGAACCGCCTTTGCCGCCGCCACCGCTCATATTAAATCTCCACGCTCACTGTTGTGAACTTCTCTGACCAGCCAAGTTGTTTTAAGGCCTTGACCCAACCCTTACGGCCAGCAAGCGTCATCGCTGTACAGCCGTTTAATTTGGCAAAGTAAATAGCAGAATCGCTGAAATCGCGTATCTGATCTAAATTACCACCAGCCAAGAATATGTGGAATACTTTTTTGCGTGGGTATTCCAGTATTTCAGTAACCATGCAACCGTCTGACGCATTCCAAAATTGCATTGTGCCAATCTTAACAGAATCAACTACATCTTGGAATAGGTGTGTACCACCAGATAAAGCCAAGGCTGACTCAATCCAAAGCCTGCACCTTTCAAGCTCGTCATCAAGAGTAGGTTCTGTCATTGGCGTAGCCTAGTTATAGCCAGCGAACAAGAAGATGAGGCAGGAGCAAACGCAGTCGCGGCAGAGGCGTGAAGCCACAAGTTTGTGTCATCTACTGCCCACATTGCTTGCAAATGCGAACCAGCCGTCATTGGGAAAACAGCCACCCTGCTCATTACGATAAAGTGAGTATTGCTGGACATCGTAATTATAATGGTTGAACCGCTAACATCAGCTCCGTTTATTCTTGGCCAAAACCAACCATTTTTTGCGCTTGATGAATTAGACAACAGCTCAACAGCAAAAGAAAGCATATAAATGCCATCTTCCTCAAAGACAATCTTGGTGTTGTCCGCAGGGTCAAGAGATATGCCGTCATTGACAGTTGGTGTATCCCAGCCAATTGCGTATGCTGTATTGGTAGAAGCCGCCGTTTGGCTTGTTGCCCTTGCAAGTGAAGCGTAGCCGTCTGCTAAAACAATCTGACGAAACTCGTTGTTCTTTGATATTACGGGGTAGCCTGCTCTATCCCATAGTAAAACACCATTCTCAGATGGGCTATCAGACGGTAGTCGAGTCGACAAAAGGGTGCGCACTTTTGTTAGATACAACACCAAACGCTCACCCCAAGCACCCCAAGTAGGGCCAAGTGGCGGTGGCGGTATCCTCATCTCTTGCCGCCCTGTGTTACATCAACACGCATTACCCCTGCACGCCAGTCCTTCAAGTTTTCACCCTCAATACGCATGCGTACTTGCCGCCCAGTAACGCGAACACTTGTTGGCGCGCTCATCGTAAAAGGGCCGTACTCACGCTCAGTGTCGTTAGGGTAGAACCTAGACTTTAGCTTTACGGTAACCTCGCCCTGTGTTTGCTCGTCAGGAATGATCTGAGTAACGTGCATTACGTTGTCGCCAGCCCCAATGTTTACCGGCCCAGACTCAGCGAATGCCACGTTTCCGTGTAGATCGTGGCCAATCTCATGGTTGTAGGCGTTGCCATCTGCGTCAAACCAAACAGGGGTACGCAACACACCAATGTCAAAACCCGATGTACGGCTAATTTCGCCAACAGCCCATGTGTTTTGCTTGTAGTCGTAAACAACATAGCTGTCATTTTCCAAGCTGCCTTCAGACGGGTAGAACCACCATATTTCATCAAATTGGCCATTATGGACAGCGTTAACTTTACTTACCTGCTGGCGGTTTATGTCTTTAAACACATAATCTGCAACTTCACAAACCAATGGCTGGACGACTGAGCCATTAAAATAAAAGAAGTTCTCGCGGCTCATCCAAAATGCGCCTTCGCCTACCGCTACTCCGCACTTCCGAGATGCGGCCCCGCAAGACGTTCCAACACGCTCAAAACCATACACAGTAGGTGGGCCAGCGTATGCCGCCACATGAGCGTCCTGAGTCGTCACAAGCAGTGTACGACCACGCATACGCAGGCCTAGCATTAACTCGCCTGAAGTTTGCAACTCAAAGTCACCAGCTTCGTTTGTGGCTGCTGGTGTCCAGTCTGTAACGCTTTCCCTGTCGCACCATTGAACCTTGCGAGGATTGCCACCAGCCCCAAGCGCAAATAAGAATCGTTCTTCAGTAACAATCAGGCCTTTGCACTGAGTTGGCGCGTTGGCGATCTGCGCCGCTATGCCGGTCAACTGCCATTCATACAGCTTGCCGTCATGGTTTGAGCATCCAACAAGGTACTCACCCCAGTTGTCCAAAGACCACGTTGTGGCCTCAAGTAAAAGGCCATCGTTGGGCCGTGTAACGCCGTAAGCGCCTGTACCAAAAGGCTTGCCACCGTATGCGATATTCTCTTGTGCATCGTTGTAACCTGTTGTGAACCCTGTCGGCGTTATGTCGTCAACTATGCCACCAGCAGAGACCTCAATCAACTGATCGTAAGCGCCTAATGCGTAATGAGGGTCGTATGAGTTATCCACCCAAGCATGAGAAGACCGAGGAGAGTTATTCGTCAACGCGCTTGCGCGGTCAACCCAGCCACCTACTGGGCGCAGAGAATTGTCTCTCCAACGTATTAAGTTGGACTTGTTCCAGCGACCTGATGATTCGTAATCAGTTCCGTGGTTAAACACACCCGG